AACATACTCTTTAAATTGTTTGATTAACTCGTTCTCGTTATATTTGTATTCTATTTTTCCAGACATATAATTATTTTACCACTGAATTGATATCTGTCAACTTATTTGTAGAAGATGTGTTCATTAATTCTTACAGTTTCATTTAAGGAATCTGCCCAATAAGGATTTACATATACATTGTGATAATGAGTTGCACCCTCAGTGATATCTCCATACTCACCTTGTAGTATATTCCTTGCAAGTGTCAAACATTGTATCCATGTTTTTGAATCCTCTGGGTCATCTGACTTACCATCACAAAACCAAGAGAACTGACATTGATGTCTGATTGGAACAAAATTACCTTTCCAGTTTTCTCTATACTTTGCATCATAAACTACACCACAAATGGTGGATGGGTAGTTCATGTGGTTTGTTCTGTTAATTACTACTTGGGAAACTGCAATCTTACCAGCAACTGGTTGATTACCTGCCTCAAAGTACATGTTTTGTGCAAGACAATATGCTTCATTGTTTTCATCATATGCATTTGCTTTATCTGAAATTAACATTGCAAACATTACAATCAATGCAAGATACAATGGTGAAAAGTTTTTGTGAAAGTTCATATCCATGTATAACCCCATTTCAACAAGTCTCTTTGTTTCTCTATTGCCCTATCAATACTAATGTGAGTTGTTGTTGATTTTTTATCATTAGTATCCATTACAGTTACATCATCATCATTAATTTTAAATGATACTGAATGACCTTCATAATGTAGAGTACCCTTAAACACCATTCTAGGATGGTCTATGCATTTATTCATAGTAACCCCATTGCAATCAATCCAAGAATAACAAACTCATCGATTATCATTATTCCTAGAAATATTTTTATCAATAATAATTTCATATTGCACTCCAAAAAAACTGGTGGGATGGGAAACAGTTATACAAACAAAAGCTGTAATATAAGTGTTCTTTTTTGTAATGGTCGTTTCCCTGTCCCATACCCGAGCAACCGCCCCTATTATTATTCTCCACCTCGTACATATGCACGAATTAATTCATCACCAGTAATCTCTTTACCAAATGTGTAAACAGTCTTACCACCTTGTTGTCTAATGGTAGTTCCATTGTGATATGAGATATCAACAACATTACCATTTTCCAAAAACTTTTTAGACTCCTCATTTTCATAATACATAGAATCTAATCTATGAATATGAACTGACTTGGGAATCTTGGCCCATTCTTCTGCTTTTAAAAGTAACCTTTGTCTTTCTACTTTATCATCAAACTCAGTCATTTTCAAAACTCCTTATCCTTGCTGGGATAACTATATTCCAATTACAATCATCACAAACTCTGTCCTCATAATTTTCAAGAACTGGTTGTGGATTATTTCCAAATCCAGTAAAAGACCCTGTACACAAGGCACAGGGTCGAGGAGAAGTAGACTCTAGTGAGGTCTTACTATATGTTGAGTCCATCTTCATCCTCATTAACTGTATCATCTTGACCTAAGATGTTTTCATCAACCTTTGTGTAAAGGTCAAGGAAGGTTGCTTTGGTATCTTCATCGAACCTTGCAAGACATACCTCGATTGATTTCATTTTATCATTGAACATTGAGAATGCCTTTGCAATGTGAACCAACCTTCTAGTTGAAATCACTTCATCAACAGCACCCTCGTAAAAAGACTTTCTGATAACATCTGCCCAGTCGACAAGTTTATCTGCAAACTCATCATCGTTGACACCAAGAATTGCAAAGTCACCTTTGACAATTTTCTTCTCAGTTGCAACTGGTGGATATTCTTGTTCAAGACAGATTGCAAACCTTTCAAGGAATGCTTCGTTCAAGATGTTAGTTCCTATGAACCTTCCATCCTCAGAACCTTTACCTTTAGTATT